TCTGTTTCTTCTTGTGATTGTTGTGGTGCAGAAGAACGCATAGCATGCATTGCCATGCTGCTAGGAACAACTGGTACTTGTTGTGGTGTTGTTACAGGAACGGCAGAAATTACTGGTGATGGGGTCATTGAACCTCGTCCACTGAGATCGAAGTCTGGCTTTCCATCAGAAATAGCGCCAAGACCCATGGCCTCGGCAGCAGCTTCAGAGATTGTATATTTTTTGTTGTTTTTCATATTCAAAGGATCCTTAATTTGTAAAATTATTTATATTAAATTGTTTCTCAAGGAATTAAACCTTGTTGTTTTGCTTTGGTTCTAACGTCTCTGGCTTTCATATCTTTGGCCAAACGTTCTGTTTCATCATCGTAGTCAGCTTGTCGTCTTTCTTGTGGACTTATAATTTTGCTTGGTTTCTTTTCTGGAATTACAAATTTTGTCCACGGTGATCCAGCACCTTGAGCAGCCAATTCCATTTGACTTTGGCCAATTTTTCCAAGTTGGGCTTCAATCCAAGTTTTTCCTGAAATTTCTTCGGCTTGTTTTCCTAGACTTGCAAGACCTTTGGCTGCATAGTTAAGACCACCCTTGCCCAATTTTCCACCTATACCAAATTTACCTAAAGATTGACCAACACCTTTTAATAAACCAGCTCCAGCCTTACCTCCCATGGCAGCTGCTCCACCCAAAAGTGCCAAACCACCAGCCCCCAAAAGTTTCATTAATGGGTTTTCTTCTTCACCTGTCATTTCAGCAGAATCACCCATCATGATTTCATCATATTCTGGAGTTTCTTTTTTCTTCTTTGGAGCTGGTGATCCTGTTCCATCACCACCACCAAATCCCTTCATTTCTTTTTCTGCGTCCTCTTTGCTTTTCTTTTCTCCTGTTGAAAACCAAGAAATAGGATCATACCAAGCTTCATATAGTTTTTTATCCTTAAAAACTGAATCTTGGGGATTTCTTTCAATCTTGTTTTCTATCATCAAAACAAGATAATTTTTGGTATCAGATGGAAATTTGTATGTCATGAAAGTTTATTGAAGAATTCTTCGAATACCTTTACGATGTTCTTATTAAGATCTCTCTTTGAGGAAGATTTGATAAGCTTAACGGCTGAATCTTTTTGTCTTTCTGTCCAAATTCCATTTTCAAAAATCCATTCTCTACCTTCCATGATGCCGTTTACGAAAGCATTTGGGGCTGAAGGATCTGCAACAATATCGATTGCAGCAAGCATAAAGTCTTCTTGGACTTCTTGGAATCCATTACGGGCCTTGAGCGAACCCATACCTCTTGTGGAAACTCCAAGCTGAGCGCCCTCGTCAATTAAATTCTTAACAATACGGCCCATTGGAGTATCTAATACCTTGGCTTTTCCGTATATGTTATTTCCATCTTCGTGAAGATCCTTGACAATATGAGAAACACGGTCAAGGTTTACAGTTGGTCCTGTTGGATGGTTTAGTTCACCAAGAGCACGGCCCTTGTTTACGTATTCATTGATATAACGGCCAGTTTCTTTAGCCAAAATGTTCTTTGGATAAATTCTTCCGTTTCGGTTTTTTTGTTCGGCTTGCATGAAAATGCCTTCGATGAAATAATGTTTTTCACCGTTGCCGACATTCTCTTTGATATACTTGATATCTTCAGTTAGTTCTGTTATTAGTTTCATTGGTTGGTCTCATTAGGTTTTGAGCGACTGTCTTGTATTGCTCTTGCAACTTGCTGGCAACCTTTGTGTAAAGCGTGTGAGAAGCGGTTTCCTTAAAAGAAACTGCATTCTCTTCAATAGCACTTTTAATCAATTCGCGAATGTTGTTTTTCATAGTATTCCTTTTGCTGATTTTGAAAATTCAATGTGTTGTTTAAAACTTGTTGAATTTTTAAAAATATCTTTGGCCATTTTCAATCTATTATTGGGATTTAATTGCTCAAATAATTTTTTAATGTCTTTAACATCAGATTCACTAATATTTATAACAGTATCGTCTTCAAATTTATATTTTCCGGGTTTGAAGTGTTCCATAAATGTTACTAAAACCGGTATTCCACTTTGATATGGTGTAATTTTTTCTGAAAACAACAATCTTTCTTTCAAAGAAACTGAAGCTTCATTTATTACAGCATTAAGTTTTAAAGACAAAGAATGAATAACATTGTCTTTAAAGTAATCTTCGTCTTCACGAATCATACCATTTATACCGTTTTTAAGTAAAATTTTGGTAACGTTTTCCATTATTACTCCGCTTATTCTTGAGGTCCCATTTGAGCCTGTTGTTGTGCCATCAAAGCCATTTGTTCGGCTTGCATTCTTTCTCTATCTACTTCCATCTCTTTATCAATAGTCCGTACATCTTCGTCTGTTTGACGAAGAATATTTTTTCTGATAAATGCACTGGAAAAATATTTTCCAACATAAGGATCTACAATGGAAATCATCTTTAATCTTTCAGCTAAAATTTCTGCTTCTTTAAGATCCCAGAAATAATTATCTGTATTATATATAAAATTTATGTCAACTTTTAGTTGTTGCCAATCTTCCTCGGTCATCACACCCTTGAGGAGCAACTGAACACGGAGAATATCCATGAATAACTTTGAGAAGTGATGTCTTAAACGTTCAATAAACTTATAAAATTTTACTTCTTCTCTGGTTATTTCAACAGATCTTCCCATATTAAAACCTGTCGATTCAGCTGTCAGGCGACTTATTGGAACGTTCAAAGAATTATAAAGCTTTTTCTTGAAGTAATCAACGTCTTCAATTTGTGACATGGCTTGACCACTTGGAAGAGTTGTAATTTCTGTTCCACGTGAACCTTCTCTTCTTGGCAACCAATAATCTTCCAAAACTGAAAGATGGTTTCTTTCATCACGCACTTCACCTGTTGATTGATTATAAATGAGTTTGTTTCTAAATCTACTCATCATATCACGCATATACTGTTCCGCCTTTTGCTTTGGAAGCTGTCCTACGTCAACATAGAACACTCTGCGTTCAGGGGCGCGTGCAATACGGTAAACTAGAAGAGAATCTTCTAGTTGTCGAAGCATGTTTAATGGTCTGATTGCTTTGTGCAAATAACCCAAAACACGTTTTGTATTAAGATCAATAATTCCAGATGGAACATAAACAACGCTATCTGTAGATAGTTTAAGTCCACCCGGCCCGGTCATAATAAAAGTTTCTTTATCGTTATTTGTGTAAAGATAATATTCTTCAATATCATTAATCAATGAAATTGACTGGCCGTTAAGCTGTTCAGTTTCTTTTTTAATTTTTCTTATTTTTTTGATCTTCATTGGATCAATAGGAACCAATTCCTTGATTCCTTCTGTTGGAAGATCCTTATCAATAACAATATTGTAGTAAACCTTTGAATCAATATACCATCTTCTAAAAACTTCATATGATTTGTTGTTGAAGTCTAAAAGATTAATTACTCTGTCAAATTCTCGGTAAATTTTATTTTTAATTACATCAGATACAGGTAAATTTGAAAGATCAAGCTTTACTGGTTTTCTGTCTGTTCCCGGAACAATTGAAGCGTTGATGATTTCATCAATAGCATTATCAACTTCTGGATATATCGACATGTTTCTGTATTGAATTATCGATGCATTTTCGTCTCGCATTGAAGATGCATAATCCAACGCAGTGCCAAAAAATCCTCCGGCTTCTACTGTTACCGTGCCATCATAAACTTCAGGCGCAGTAAAAGATTGCAGGTTTTTTTCTAGCTTTTCCTGCTTGGTGGTTCTTTTTTTACCAAATTCAAATCCGAAGGCTTCTATTTCCATTTATTTCCTCACGTGTTTCTTGATGTAATATTTTTGATTTCAATGTAATCGTAAACAATAATTACATTGAATGAATTCAGTGTATTGGGTTGCAACATATTTAGTGACAATTGAGAAACCGATGCTGGCCAGCAACCTTGCAAAACAAATTCTTTTAAAGGATTGGCTTCATCACCATTCATGTTTAAATGTTTAATTTTCCAGTTATATGCTTTATAATCCCTACCATCACTAATATCAAAAGATTGATTTGTTTCGTGATTGTTTATATCATTATGCCAATTTTGAAACATGTGCCATAAATTGTTTTGCTGTCCTGTATCATCAAGGACAGTAAAAGCCCAGTTTCCATAATCTCTTTCGCCCGGATAATGGTATTTTCTTCCAAAATAATCATACGTAAGAGTTTTTGTGGTTAACTGAGGTATGATCGTGGATCTTACGTGAAATCTTGTAAATCTACCGCCTGTTGGCACAGTCCCTTCTATTAAAAATCTATTTCCACGGGTTCCACCTAAGAAATTTGTTTTAAATTCATTTAACATTTAGACTCCCCATATCTTTATGTTGTCAAATGTCAGTGTTACGCTAAAAGCAACAAAGTTGCTTTCTCCCATGTTTAGATTAATTTCTCCGACAACGCTTGGCCAGCATTTATAAAGGCTGATTCTTCTAATTGGATCATCACCGTTTACATCAAGATGTTGAATTTCCCATGTGGTCTGATACCGACTATATGAGAAGTCATTTCCCGTAACTTTGTGAGTAAAGTTACCATCCATCAATTCTTTCCATTTTTGAAAAGCTGACCACAAATTTTGTGTATTCCCGTCGTCATATATTCCAACAACCCACGGACTGTATTGACGGTCTCCCGCAAAGTTAACAAGTCTTCCTCTATATGGAACACTTATTGAATTGATTTGAACAACAGGCAAAGAAGCGGAAATAATTTTAAATGTAGCGTCATTCGTGTTT